GTTTTGTTGGTTGGGGCCAGGTTAGAGCGCAATGCCAGCAATGCTGGCGACGCTCTTAGCCGTGTCCATGAGGCGCCGCTCGTTTTCACGAGCGAAACCCCAAAGTTTCTTTCCCGCGTGCCATATGGACGCGAGGTAGCCGTGGTAGACGTGGTCGGGCACTCCCACGTACCCATCCATGGTTTTGTGCATGATGGCGTTGAACACGAGGTCCATGCCGCGGCTGTCCACAGCGCGCGGCTTGACGCCCGGCACCTTTCGGCCTTTGAGCTCGTAGATGGCGGTGACAGTTGCGTGGAACTGGGTGCCAGCGGCACCTTTTGCGGCGACCACGATGCCATCCATGTTGGCCCATCCTGTCTGCGGCGTTGTTCCCGGCGTGACAAACGCGAAATCGAAGTCGTTACGTTCGGAGTCCACGTCGTGGCGAGAGCGGGGGTGCCAGTTAATGACAACCTTCTCGCGCTGGGAGCCGGTCTGGACGGCGCGAACTGTTCGAGACAGCTCAAATGCGCCCAGGCCGCTGGCAAGGTTGAACCCGGTGGCCTTGTCGTTGAGGCTTTCGTGGCCTGGCAGCTCGATCAGGGTCAGCTCTCCGTTCTGGTCCGAGAATGACGACTCGGGGAAGACTTCGATGGCGGCGCCGACAATGCGGTAACCGAAATCGAACATCTCCTGCACGGTCGCCATCTGGTACGGCGAGCGCGCCCATCCGGCCTGAGTGATGCCCGTGGGTACTAGGGTCCCAGCTTGCTGGACGGTGTTGGACGCCCACGAGCCGGTGCTCCAGGTGATGACGTTGGTGTCACTGAAAGGTCCGGTGACGTAGCCTTGGTTGAGACCAGTGGTGCCTGGCTGCAAAGATACGAAGCCCACGCCGGAAGTGCCACAGTTGAACGTGAGGCGCTGGGTGAGCTTGATCGCGGCAGTGCGACCAGGGTAGCCGCCGATAGCGGTGGGCACGCCAGTTGGTGTGGCTGCACGAGGGTCGACTAGGCATCGAAGATAGCGCTGCGCGGGGACACTCAGATCGCGTCGCGCGCCGTCACGGATGGAGGCGATGTCACGGTCTAGGTTGGCGTCGAGCGCTTTTGAAACTTTCTTTTTGATCTTGGACATGGTTGTTTTTATTGTTTGGCCCCGTTTTAATCTCGCTATGGATACGTTCGATTAGCTCCGTTTTCCCGCCCAATTTGTATTCCCCCGGGCGGGGCTATCCATGCACGGCCGACTTAATTCAGATCCACCTCACAAATCTGATCAGCCAACCGGGTTTTCAACACGACTGGCAGCGTGCCGATGCTTACCAGTTCTCGTTCCAGGTCGTTGAGCTCGCTCAAGCTAATCCCGTAACGGTTGAGAAAGTAGAGGATTACCGCCGTGTCGTACTTGTGCTCTCTCGTCAAGCGCACGGCGTAGCGGTTTTCCACTTCTTCTGCAGGCTCGGCGCCATCAGCGTAGCGTTCCCATACATGGAGAATGCTTTGCAACACTGGTACGCCTTTGCAGGTGTGGTGCAAACCCTTTGCGACGGCAGCCGCGTGCCGCTTAGGGTCCTTAATAGGATGTTTGCACCAACCAAGCCTGGAGAGGATGCGCCCTGGTTTAGGAACGAGCACATACCCCTGGGCGGTGTCGGCTACAGGGAGGAAAAGTGCGCTAAGGAACGTCGCTTCGTGCACGTGGGGTGTGAATTTCAACACCCACTTCATGCCGTGCGGCTGCTTGATGCACCACTTAAGGCCCTCCTTGATGCGGTTTTCACCGGCGCGGGACATCACCATTATCATGTCGTCTCCGGCCAGTGCGATCGCGTAATGGACGCCGATCTCCGCTCCGCCTCTTTCGGCAACCCAGAACCAGAAGTCTCGCTGGATCATGGTGTTGTCGTATGTTGTGTCACTGTCACCTGAGGCGCGGGTTCCATCGACCTTGAAGAATACCCCGTGTCGTGTGAAACCTTTCTTTTGGACTTTGCGCTTGTAGGCCTCAATGACAGTGGCGTTGGCGCCGTCCTGCTTGAGAGCCTCGACTCGTGCGGTGAAGACGCACGAGTTCAGGTTTTTGTCGAAGCGACTTGCGTCGGCTTCGAGGTACGTGGCCGGGGTGCCCACGGTACCGAGGCGGTTGGTCCAGTGATTAAACCAGTAGCCAATCTCCTCTGCGGTCTGGCCGGGTGCGTACATGAACGGTGACTCGCGGCCGAAGATTCTTGATGCTTTCTTCGAGGCCGCGTGAAAGTAGGGTCCGAGGATGACTTGGAGCTTGTCACTCATGCCCATGATGGCACGAGGGTCGTAGGGGCTGAAGTGCCCCCACGCCGTCTTCGAAACACCTTCGATCTTCACGAACGCGCTCCGCAGCATGTCCTTTGCCTGCAGCCCCTCGCGGTGCAGTGCGTCACGCGCCTCAATGAGGCGGGCGCGCTTGGCGGCGGAGTACGTGTTCCGTGAGACCCACGTCCAAAAGTTGGTGGCTTTGACGCGCGTGTCTTCACCAAAGCGAGCGGCGAGTCTTCTGGTCAACTCGCGCCCGGCAGTGGTGATGTCCTCCCACAGCTCTTCGCTGCTCTCGAGACGAGCTGCGCAGGCCCGGGCTTTGATGCACGTTACCTCGTTGCACTGGCAGTTGGCACTGAACACGGGTCGCCACCGCGGCAGGCAGATACCGTACAGACACGGCAGCTGCCCGTCGCGGCAGTCCTTTGGGTCCCATGCGACGGTGGCGCTGGGGTGCAGCTCCACCATCTCTCTGCTGTCAACGCAGGAGTGGTAGGGTAGGAACGAGGAGTTGGGCTCCATCAGCGGGGAGTCGTGCGGCACTGCAACTGCCGGCATGATGAGCGCGGTCAGTGTTATCACGAAAGCCACGCGGATGAGGCCCGAGGTGGAGATGCGCAGATGGTACCGCGCACGTCCAGTGTTGACCGACCACGAACACGCCCAGAAGGACGCGAGCGCGGCGGCCAGCGTTTTGGGTGCAATCGATCCGGCTCGCGCCTGGACCAAGAGCTCCCACGAGAGGTAGGCACTTGTTGCCACTGTGAAGAGAATCAGTGCCATCATCTTCGTGAACCCGGTGTGCCATTCGATGGCATCAGCGGCAGTGGCGCGGAGAGCCGCCATGAACCGGTGGCTCCCCTCTTGGACTGCGTCGGTGGTTCCTGCAGCGGCTTCCATGGCACCTACCGCCGCCACCCGGACAAGGGCCTGTCGCAGGTTGGCGGGGTGGTCACACGAGTGCCTTGGGTCTCGGCCGCTAAGGCACCTTTGGACCGCACTAGTGACGATCTCAGGTGCCTCGAGCTTGTCGCAGAAAACGACTTTGCTGGCTGCCTCGTCGATGATTGCCTGCAACGGGGCGAATACAGGCAGACCGTCCGAGACGACCAGCGGCCGCACCTCGCCCCTTTGGTCGAGCATGATGCGGAAGACATGGGTGTCACTGATCGTGCGAAAAGTGACCCACGTGAGCCCCCCGGCCGCGTGCGCCCCACCCTCGGCGAACTGATCGTCGAAGAGCCAGGCGTTGGTCGGGTGAGGTCCGTAGCGTGACAGCCCGTTGCCGGCCACCCAGGCCTTGATGAGGCCGTTGGGCGTGAACTCGTACTGCAGCTCGCCGCTGAATTTGGTCCCTTTGTAGGCATCGAAATGGAGGGTGGAAAAGTACCACTCAACCTTCACGACACCCGCAATGGCGGCGAGGCCTGCGAGGTAAGCTCGGATGGCTTGGGGGCTGATGCCATAGACATCATAGCTGATGAGCCGCACCACAACCTGTCGGTTGACAGGGTGGGCGCACTGCACCAGCCGGGCGCGGACGCAGTCGCACACCGCCCCAGACTCCTCGACTGCGCAGTGGCAGAACGAGCCGTATTGGGTGCGGTACGCCATGTCGGCGACGCGGAATACGTCCCGCGTCTCCTTCACAGCACGCATGGTGTGCAATGGCCAGTTGGCCCGTGCAGCAGCGGTGCGCGATGTCACGGCAACATCGAGACATGATGCGCGTGACGGGTTACCACCAATGTTGATGGTGAGTGTGCCTTCACGAAGAAGGGCCGTTTGTTTGAAAGTTTCAAGGCGTGCTAGTGCACCCTCAGCGTGGTCGTGCTGCCTATCGACAGCAATGACAACCTCGCGTCCTTTCGTGACGGCGTCTTCGTGAGCTTTTGTGACCGCAAACGGTACCCGAAGGCGGTCGGAGGTGATGATAGGAGTGTGACTTCCCAG